AGTAAATGTCAGCGAACAGTTGCCGTTTGATGTTGCTCCAGATGCCGCGACAACCGTAGCCGTTTCAACCTGCGCCGTCCCAGCCACGTATGCAGCCGATCCGGTCGCTACGCCCGATTGTAGGTCGATTGTTGCGGTCCCACCTGACGCGACAAATTCGATCCCGATTGCATAGCCGATGTCCGCTGTTGGAAACTGCACTGCCGTTTGACTTGCGCCAATTTGAACAATTCCCGAGACAAGTGCCGATGTCGCCTGTCCTTGGCAGTTGCTCCCCGTAATCGTTTGTGCCGCTGAAATTGCCATGTCGTCATTTTATGTTAGATTTCCCGCATTGTCAAGGTGCGTCATAGTATGCGCCTTTGTCCGATCCTACTGTAATTGAGTTATTAACGTCTGTCGAAACAAAGTGCAAATCATCAGGAATTGCGATGTTTCCAAAAGTGATGTCGGATTTACGCCACTGCTTCACGGTTGATTCTCCCGCCGATCCGGTTTCGATCTGCCCGATGTAAAAAACTGCTTGCCCACGCGATAAGCCGGTCACGAAAGTTGCCGCGTAAGTTGCAGCGTCGGAATAAAGCGTGTATGTGCTGCTAATTCTAACGGTCGCCCCTCCTGCACGGTAGTCGTCGAGCTTGTCGTAGTCTGTCTGCCTACTCCCATATCCAAGCGATTCTGTGACTCCGCTTGTTACCCAAACGCCGTATGTCGTGGATGCTGACAACGCCATTTCTCCAAGCGTGTTTGTGTCAAAATCATCGCCACGAAACGCCCCCGCGCTGGAATCGTAGGCCAACGCTTGATCCGCGGAAATCAACGCAAAATTGCTAGAAACTTGAATCAATTTCATCACGGTGAATCGGCCAATCTGCATTTGCATCGAATAGGCTGAGCCGTCGTAGTTTACGAAAATCTTGTATGGGTGGACGTAGCCCTTGCCGGATGGAAAAACGCGGTCAATTGTCCCGCGATTTTTCAAGCGAACGACGGCATCCCTTAGTTGGTTTGCCCATTCTGCCGTGATTGCGTCTCCGCGCTTTTTAACAGCAGGAACTACAATTGGAATATTGCCAGGTCTTCCCATTACGTCGGTTTAGTGTAAAGTTTTGTGTTCCACTCTTGTCCGGGTGGACTCATCGTCCATGTAATCGAATAATCGCTGGTCGTTTCCGTGCCTTGTTTAGTTTGGCTATCGCTGATTGCGGTTAGTCTCCAATTCCTGCCTGCAATTACCGGAGGATCGCCGTCTGGGTCAGGGTCAATCCATCCGAGCTTGCCTAGATATGAAGCGTCAACACCGCCTTGATCTGTCGCGCTGTGAGTCCATTCAACTTGCGACACTTGCCATGTTTCTTGCCGTTGAGTAACAATGATTTCAAACCATGCCAAAGCGGACGCAAGTGTGATGGTTCCTACTGGATCGCCAAGCAAATCTTCAATGTAATATGTCGCCTCGCTAGATGTCAGTAAGTTCTTTTCAAACCTTCCGTCCAAACATCCGCGAATCAAATCTTGATCCTCTTGCGAAACAGTCGTTAGAAAATCGGGATGTGTCATAATCGGTGCCTCAGTCAGCGTGGCGTTGTATGCGTATGTCCCGCTGTCGTCGTTTTTGTCAAACTCCCAATCTGGCGAATATCCAGTGTAAGCAACGCGGATTTTTGTTAGTCCTCCCGGCTCATGTTCGTGGGTAACAGAATCGACGGTTAGAAAATTCCACTTTGCCGACAAGTTAGGGTAAAGAACCGTTGCCGATTGTCCTTTTTGAAATGCTGTCTGAATCGGTGTCGAGTCAAAATCAAACTTGCGGCAAGTGAATGTTTGCGTGCCTGACCATTTCCCTTTGTCGTCGAATCCGGCTTGGAAGTCAGGCCCAGGAATCCATGTGTAAGGTGCTATTCCGTATACGTTAGAAATGCTCATTTAAAATATATTGGGTTGACGTTTGTTTTGTAAATTAATTTCAAAACATTCAAAATTGCCTCGTTATATCCTTCTGGAGGGTTGTAGCCAAACGCCCATCCAGGTTTTCTTTCTTCTTGTTTTTTCATTGTGTTTGCGAGATTGGACGGCGGCTCCGCAAATGCAACAGGCGACGGCTCAAACATGCTTTGCAATGGAGTTCCTGCGACTAGGTTTTTGATTGCGTCCTTGATTGCTTGGCCAATCTTTGCGCCAATGTCTTCAGCCCATCCCACAAATCCGGATTTTAGGTCGTCAAATACTTTTCCAAATCCGACTTCATTAATATAAATAAAAGTGTTTCTCAGCGTTCTGCCAGCGCGTTCTAGCAATTCAGCAGCTTCCCCCACGCCATCAAATAAGTCTTTGAGTTGTGTTGTTAAAATTTGCCCTGTTCTGTTGGCAGTTAATCCGGTAAGGAATGACCTAGAAAGCTGCAATCTAGCGTTTGCTAACCTCCCTGCTTCATCCCCTGCCGCTTCATATCCAGCAATTTCCTCATCGGTCATTTTCAACAATGGCCCGAGATTGTTGATTGCCGTCTGTCTGCTTTCAGCCATGCCGTCAGCAAATACTTTGCCGTATTTTAAAATGCCCTTGCCACCGAATAGCTTTTCAATATATGCGTTCGCTGTGTCTCTTGGCAGGTTCTTTGCGCTCATCGCCTCAAAAATAGAATTGATTCGCTCTGCTGGTTTCATCCGCATCAAGTCGCCAAGTGACAATCCTAGATCTCTAAAAATATTCCAAACGTCATCCTTTTCGCCTTTCTTGGCAGCTTCCACTGATTCGTAAATCGCCTTTGAGAAAGTCAAAAGCTGTTTGCCTGATTCGCCAGAATCCGCGCCAGCAAGTTTTAACTGCTCATTCAAAATCATGAGTTCTTGCGCCGACTCGCCAGTAAGCGCGGCAAGGTCTTTTAATTCCCCTGCAAAATCAAAAATTGCCGTCGCTCCTTCGACTAGAAATTGTATCGACTTGCCTACCCAATCCGTTCCAAACTCGCCTACTTTCCTAGCCGCGCCAATGCCGACTTCCTTGGAAAACTTGCCAAACATCCCGCCGATGTTTTTCAATCCGGTTTTTACCGCCGTCCCGTCAAACCCTACTTTTACTGTGGTGTTAATCGACATATTTAAAATCCTTTCTTGCTAGATCATCAAAGCGTTTTTCCATCTCCGGATCCAGTTCCATGTTTGCCACCCACCGATATCGATTGCCTAACGAGATTCCGTTTGCCATCATAATTTGTAGTAGTTTGCTCATGTCTGTTTCCCATATCAAATGTTCCGCGCTTACGTTGTGCTTCATTGCAAAGAGTTCCACCGACGCTAGCCAGTGGGGATTTGCGCTTGGCCCTCCTGCTTTCCCCCGCCCTCGCTTTCTGCCGCGCTGAGTTTCGTCGCTGTAATCCGTTCTACCAGCCCTTCAATCACGCCGGGTAGTTCTTCTTCGAAATCCAGCATGAAGTCCACTACGGCCTTGTGACGGTCATCAGCGGTCATCTTGCGGAGTTCCACGATCATTGCCGAGCTTGCGTAGCACAACAACGCGACTTCGTGCATCGCGTGGGTTTGCGATTGCTGGCTTTCAGTGTCGCTGAATAGGACATTGCCCCACGATTTCAAAAGCTCGTAGCGTCCCGCCGTCAATACCAGTTCTCGCCCTGCCAATGTGAGCGGTGCGCCTGTCCATGCCGTAGCCAAAATGTTGTGTCGTGTTTTCATCCTTGTAGTCTGCTTAGAAATTCGTTGCGCTCATGCCGTGGCAGTTTGATATCGAGCAATACCGATGTGTGCTCATTTTCCATATACACGCTGCGCTTGGCCGTGTGAAATAAGTCAAAACATGTTTTCCTATTCGCCACAAACGCCAGAATGTAACTTTCGGGATTTGAAGGGAATCGTGAAACAAACATCGGAATATCAGAGATTCCACGCAATCCCGGCAATTCGATTCCCCGCGCTTTGAGATAGTCAACCGCGTAGTCAAGCCAATCACTAACGGACATGGAACTCACTGGCCGCGCCGATATGAACGTGCAGATTTCCGCAAACGGATGAGAATTGACTAGCTTTTTAATGCCCGTCCAGTGTTCGACACAAGCCTGTGATGTGTGCTTGCCGTCTTCACTTGCTGGTTCTAGCGAAAACCTTGCGTATTGCCGCCCGTTCGACTCGCTGTTGATGAGATCCAACGGACAATTCTTTTTAAGCGGTATGGCACAAGCCATCAATGCGCTGACAAGATTGATGTCGCCCGATTGCGTTGCGTTGTTGCCGTTGTAGTTTTCCATTTTCTTTGGTGTCAAATCAGGTTAGCGCAACAACAGTTCCAGCGGCAATGAACGGACAATAGATGCCGGCCAACGATCCTTCTTCGAATCCGGTTGCGGTTGGCTTGATGCTGTTGCCGGTAATAATGATACTTGCGCCGGTTGCCGATGCGATGCTCTCTCCGAGTCCTTCGTTAAGCCGTGTGCGGGTGTTGTTGGTTGTGTTGGCCAAGGTAATCACGCTGCCGATGTTATCGACAAGTCCGGTTCCCTTGGTTTTGATAATGCCGTCAACGGAAATGTCCTTTTTCGGGTTGTAAACGGCAATCCCAACATCACATCCGATATGATCCGGCGCCATGACGGTTTCACTGGTTCCGTCAAAGCTGACAGACCCGACATACAAGCCGGTAGCTGTCGCGTCATCTGCTAGTCCAAATTGTGCTGTCCCGTAAACTGTGGCAAGGCTCATGTCGATTGTGGTTGCTGATTGTTAAGACAAGCGGTTATGACTAGGTCATAGGATGTGATTCGTCGCTCGTCTCTAACAGAAATAATACCAGAACTTGTTAGATTGTCAAACACCTGCAAATCGTTAGACGCGTTTAAGAAATCCAAGGATTTACGATTTCCGAGGATTTCAAACAATCCTGATTCCATTGTCACCGCGTCGGTGTATGGTGTGCCGGATTGCGTGGATTCCTCTGGCACAGTGTGAAGTTCTACCGACAAACCGACTTCCATGACCCCGTGCAGCCTTACCCCGTTCTGCTCAACTACGTTTGACGACCCGTCGATCACCACAATCAGCGGCATGACTACGTCCTCTTGTTCGCCGTTCATGACAACAGGAACGTCCTCAAGCAATGAATAGCTTCGTTTCTGGTCGTCAATCCACGATTTTACAGCTTGTTTTACTTGGTTCATGATTTTTTATCTGCTTCTTTGATTGCTTTTCGATACCACTTGACGGTTGATTTCAACGCCATATCAATGGCGTAATCCGAATGGCGCGGTGATAAAACGTATTTGTCCGATACCCACGGCACTGTTGATACTAATGTCGATTGAGATTTAAAGTCAGCCGCGCCAGCTTTACCGTTTCCTAGTTTGGCCCACTTTTGCGCGTAGGACAGAAAATTCTTGCCGATGCTAATCCGCGCCGTGCCGGTTTGTTTTTTGGCAATGTCCATTGATGCGCCTAGCCATGATCCTTTTGCGCGGCCAATCTCGATACCCTTAATTGCCATTGCCTTATCAAATGCTCGCCGCCTAACGGTTTTCCAATTGGCCGGCAATTTCCTTACCCTCTTGTGCTTGTTTTTCCGGTTGGAATTGATAAACGCAATGATTTCCTCCGGCGTGTTTAAATCCACCTTGCGCTTTGGATCATCTTGAATTCCAACTACTTTCAAAGCGTCGTTACGCATAGCAATCATCTGCCGTTTGCGCGTTTTTGATTTACCAAATACCTGAGTCGCAACTGCCAACTCCCTGCCGACTTGCACGCCCCAACGTGTGACAGCCTGCCCGGTGTTGTCGCCAAACATCTTGGAATATTTTTTAAGCGACGATTGCAACTTGCGCCGATCGAACTCCATTGCCACTTTCATGCTTTTGTCGGGTCTTTCAGCCTAATTGTTACAAACGATGCGCCTACGTCCACGCTATCGACACGGAATGACAAACCCCGCGCCGTTGCCAGTTTGCCAACGTAGAAAATACCCGCTTCCGTATATGCCGCCGTCCAATCGGACAGCCTGACAACGCAATCAAGATTCGTGTCCGTGTCCATGCCGATTTCCGCATATTGCCGCGAATTGGCAACATCGTTCATCACGGCGTTTACCGCTATCCCGCCATCGACGGTCAACAGTTCATCTCCGATTACCGCAAATCCGTTTTTAGATGCCGATAATAGAAATGCGGTTAACTGGCTCATGTCGTTAGTCTAACAGGTTCCGGTGCTGCTGTCAATTCTGCGTCGTGTCGATACGTGCAAAGCACCTTGTCAATGTGGAATCCAGATCGGATTTTCTTCCGTGCCTGCCGCGCCCAGATAATGTCTTCGCCGTAATTGCATTCCCCAAATTGACAAGATTTCACAAGTTCTCGTTTCCAGGCACAAACGTGCCACGGTGCGCGGAGTGTAATTGCGTTAGGTTGAAACGGTTGATCCTGATTGTTTAGTCCAAAAACCACCTTGGAAAACGCTCCGTTGTAATAGCTGTTTTGTTCAAACGTGATCACATCAGCCTCCGAGCGGATAACGTCAAGAATGGACGCAACGTAATCCGGTTCGATATCGTCATCGTCGTCAACAAACGCGATGTATTCGCCCCGCGCAATGTCTAACAATGCCTGCCGTTTTGCGCCGATTGTGCGCGTCCGGTTGTCAGAAAATGCCAGATGTTCGACGGGTAAATCACCGATCTGCTTTGCAATCTTTTCTGACAGCTTTGCAAGTTGTTCTTTTCTGCTTGGAATTGTCGGTGTTAGAATGCTTAGTTTCATGTTCATTTTTTCTAAAAATTAGGTCGTAGTTGTTTCTGTATTTTGCCTGATCGACTGGTCGCGGTGTGTCTCCTTTTCCTGCGCTCATTTCCTTTTCCAGTAGTTGTTGTGTGTGATAAGTTCCCACGCGTTAGCTTCAATATGTTCCTTGACTGCTTTGGTTACTTCGTGCCAAGTCCAATCGTGGCCGGAAAAGATGCCGTCTGGTTTTACTTTTGGATACCATGCCGCAAGGTCTTTGACAACCGAGTCGTAGTCGTGTGCCGCGTCAATCCAAACGCCTGCAAGTGAGCTATCTCCAAACGCGTTTTTTGCTTCCGCGCTGTCTTGGCAAAGTGCCGTAATCATGCCGTCAACTTTTGCCGCTTTGATGTTGGCAAAGAATTGTTTCAAAATGCTGCCGCCGTGTGCCGCTACGATTTCAAGGTGTGCCGGTTGATTCTTTTCGCCTTCCCACGTATCGACACAAACCAGATTTACCCCATGCTTGCCTATGTCCTGCAATCGTTGAGCTAGGTAAATGATCGACTTTCCAAGCCAACTACCGATTTCAACAAACGTATCGCCGTCTTGCAATGTTCTTGCCACATTGTCGTAGTGGTCTCGGTAGTCTAGCCATCCGTGTATGTCTTCGCTGACGGCTATTCCGTCGTTGATTCTTTGCATGATTCCTTGTCCCATGCGATAACGGTAATCCTCGTTTGACCTAGCATAGATTTCATCCATCGAAGCTTTGCCAAAAACCGGGTGTAAATGCTCAAAAACAATGTCCCTCGCTTCAATAACAACCCCGTCGTCATATGCTTCTTGCGTAAAAAAATCATCAGAATATACGCTGAAAAACTCAGGATGGAACATGAATCCTTGCTGCTGGTAACGCTTGCGCGTGAGGATCGCCATGCACAGCAGATTGTCCGTGCGGTGTCCATCGCTAATGGCTAGCACTTTGGATTCGCTTGTGTCCCCGATAGCGTTAAGAATGATTTCATCCCAGTGCATCGGTGGATTCCAATCGTCGGAAAGCTGGATCAAGATTTCACCTTGCGCTTTCTCTGCCGCTGCGTTCCATGCCGCTACGCTTCCCGCGCTGCCATTTGTGACGACGTGGTTATGGACCGCCAATAAAGCGCCGTGCATGTCGTCGCCGTCCAGTCCGAAAATGTGCTCGATTGCGTCGGGATTCTTGGCTTTGTTAAACCACAATCTTCGCGCTTCGACTGCCTGTTTGCATCGTCCCCGTGTGGCATGGATAAGCGAGATTTTTGCCCCGTGGCGGATAAAATGGTTTGTTTCCACCGCGTCAGCCTGGTCGTGGAATCCGTTAGCGCGTAACGCCATTCCGTGCAGTTGATATCCGAGATAGCCGGCGTATTTCCTGCGGACGTTCCACGCGCTGGATCCGCCGTCCTGCGCCATCATTGCCGTTGTAATGGCTAGTGCTTCCTTGTCGCGTCCAAGTCCGATGTAGCACAAGCAAAGCTCACCGTATGCTTCCTTGCGCGAGGGATCAACGGACAACGCTTGCAGGTTCATTTGCAAGCGGATATCCACGTTGTCGGCCATTTGTCCGGCGGCAATGAAAAGCTCGTATTTTTCAGCCGTGCCAATGTCCTGATCGTTGCTTTTCAACAGTTCACAAACGACGTTAGCCGCTTCGTTAATTCTGCCGACAGCGCGGAGTGATTGGAATAAATGGAATCGTTGCGATACCGTGGGGTGCTCAATGCTTTCGATGATGCGGAGATTTCGCTTGTCGTTGCGTTCGCGTGTGCCTTCTGGCCGGTGCAAGATTACTGCGCCATTGACGGTTGCTAGCTTCGGTTCATTGTAAAATTGCAAATACTCATGGATCGGCGATGTCCATACGGCACGACCTTTGCGGATGATCCTTTCTCGATTGACGGTTAGTTGATCCTCCGGCACATGGTAAGCGAACTGTATGCCGTCGAAGTCCTCCGGCAGCAGGTCGATAGTTTCACGAATGCGTTTGATGGACTCAAGATCGATCACGTCGTCCGTATCGGCCCACATAATCAAGTCATGCGATGCCGCGTTAAATGCCAATTGTCGCGCTGCGGCAAAGTCGTCTACGTGTGGCCATTCCGCGTGTTCATCCTCATTGCAATAACCAGGTGCAATTTTTGCACCTAGTGATTCCGCAATTTCTACGGTTTTATCAGGCGTTTGATTGCCGATAGCACGGACAATCACAATCTCATCAGCCAACGGCTTGAAGGATTCAATAAAACGGGCAATGTAGTTCTCCACATTGCCCACAATGACGCATAAACTTAGTTTTTCATTTTTCATTTTTCGATTTTCTAAAGATTACGGGAGCCGCTATTCCTAACGGCTCCCGACACTATGAACACAAACAAGAAATCAGGTTGTTGGAGTCGTGAACACTTTAAGAGCGTTTGTGACTGCGACAGAATAGCCGTAAAGCATGTGCATGTTGGCAAAGTAAGTGCCGGATGCGCGTGAATAGTGACGGGTGTAGAGAGCAGTCAATCCGCTTTCTGGATCGGTCATTTCTTCGATTGCTTCAAAATCAGCGTTCGGCAAATATTGACCTAGTGCGCGGGAAGCAAATGCAATACCGTCTTGACCGCAGGCAAAGCCAACAATCGAAGCGGAGTTTGCGGGAATGATGTCCGATGCGTAGACGTTCATTCCAAACAGTCGGCCAAGGTCGCCTTCCTTGATTGCGGAAGCGTCGCCCCGGTTGAAATAATTCACTAGGTTCGTGTCACCAAGCAATGCGCCTTCGATAACCATGTTACCGACAAACGAGTATTCGCCACGAGCGCCAGCTTGTTTCAGAACTTTACGTGCTTCGATCAACTGCGACTTGGTATAGTTAGCCGATGCGGTTGTGATGATAGCGCTGCCGAAATTGGAAGTTGTCAGCAAACTCCAGATGTCAGCAAGAACAGTTGTTCCCATCGACTTGCCGAGTTGATAAGCCCACTTGTCCCACCGTCCTGCGTTGCTAGATTCGGCCAGTTGTTGATGCGTTAGGCTGATCGGGGTGATCTTGCGCTTGTCGAGCGTTACGGTGATCGCGGAAAGCAATCCTCCGGTTTGCTCCATGACAGTCGTAGACTGAGTGAAAGTAGTCGTCGTTGCGTTGCCGAAAAGAGGAACAACAACGGCTGAACCTTGCGTGTTTACGTCCGAGCTAATGTCAGTCGCAAATGCACGGATAGGAGTAAGAATTTCGACAAGTTGCTGGAAAGCGGTTTGTGCGAAAATGGTGTCATTGAATACGGTAGCCATAATGATTAATTAGTTGATTGTTGAAAATTTATTTGTTGCGTTGAGCTTTGATCTCCTTTTTGTGCTTGTTAAAATACGCCGTGCGTTCAGCAGGAGAAAGGTTTTTCATGTGTTCAAGGTGATCGACTGGTTGCGATCCGTTCTCGATGTCAAGAGGTTTGGTGATGCCAGCGGTTGCGGCAAGTGCCACGGCCTGCGCTGGAACGGACGTTTCCAATTCTGTCACCTTGGCTTTAAGCGTTTCAATTTCGCTATTTGCGAATTTTACAGCGTCAAGCGAAGTAGCAAGCGAGTTTTGAGCAGTGGTCAAATCCTGTTTGACAGTTGCAAGTTCAGTGATTGCGTTCCGCGCTTCAAGCAATTCAGCTTGATACGTGCCAAGCTCAGTTTCGTGAGTGGCAATTACATTTTCAAGTGCGGCGATTTTATCAATCGACTCTTGCGCGGATGGATTCGTGAGGCGGTCAAGCAAGCTCATGGATGAAACTCTAACAAAATTTGTTAGATTGTCAAGAATCCTGTTTGCAAACCCTAACGATACGCATTTTTCGGCGTTCATCCATGTTTCGTCCTTCATCATTTCGCGCATTTCATCGACTGGCTTACCTGTGCGCGCTGCGTAAATTGCCGCAATTTCTGAACTAAGTTCTTCGCACATGTTTGCCGCTTTGGATAGCTCTTTAGCATTTCCAAAAAGACCCATGCTGACGTCGTGAATCATCATCCGGCCAGTTGGTAGCATGATGATTTCATTGCAAGCCATGCACATAACGCTTGCCATTGACGCGGCGAGGCTAACAGTGGCCGTGACGTAAACGCCTTTTGCTCGGAGTTGCATGATCTTTGAATGGATCAGGTAGCCGTCAAATACGTTTCCGCCGGGGGAATGCACATCGATGTTCAACGTATCGACCGGTGTATCCATGCTGTTTGTGAATCGACCTTCCGCGTCAACAATGTTGAAAGCGTAATCAATTTCGCTCATCAGTTGCCGACGTGAATATTCGTCAATCTGATCGTCCAGCGTAAGTGATGCGGCCTTGTTTTTAATCGTTAGGAATTTCATTGGTGTTGTTGGTTTGAGTTTCCTCTTGTTTGCTTTCCTTCACTTCGTTTGGCGTAAGCATTGCCATTTCACGATCTTCAATTTCAACTTCATAGCCGGATTGTTTTGATACCTCCTCCGCTACTTGTGCAGCAATTACTTTCCGCATCGCTACGCTGTGGGCGCGGCGAGTGTAAAATTCTTCCTCGGTCATGCCGTAACGCGCTTCGGTAATGTCTGCCGTGTTGCGCAATCCGACGCGCCATTCTTCAACTTCCATGCCGCTTTCCCGTCCGTCGTCCACCGATAAACGTGCCGGCGTGGAAAATGCCCATGCAAACGGATGGTCTAACAATGGCACGCGGCCGACAGATTGGAAGCAGGAATACGCCCACGAAAATGCGTTCAACGCGGCACGTTTTAGCAGTCGTTGACGCTGTGAAATAAATCGACGGCACTTGACGATTTCAGCCCGTGCATCGGTTCCTTGTCCCGATCCTTTCCAGATTTGATAACTCCACACGGGAATCAAGCTCATGCGAATCATTCTATCTTGAAATGATTCCCAAATCTCCCCCGGCGTGTCGTGCTTCAATTGCTCGATCTTGTCCCCGCTGCCGGATTGCATGTATACGATGCCTGGCGCCGGATTGTTCAAAACGAATCCGCCATCCACGCCGTTTCCATTTTGTGCGCCGTTTTGATTTCCATACATGACAGACGGATCATCGAAGTCTGGCCCTCCGGTGTCGTTAAAAACAGTTAGGTGCAGGCGTGACACGATTTGTTGCCGAATGCGTTCGTCCTCGGTGCTGGCAAGCGTAGCGGTGATGTCTAACAATGCGTGAGAAAATGCAGGAACTCCGCGGGACTGGTCGCAAAAATCCGGGTCGTAAATGTGGATGACATTGGCCGCGTCAACGTCGTAAAACGTATCCATGTTTTCGCCAGTCAGGATTCGATACGCCGCTGGTTTGCCGTTGTAAAATTGAATTACCCCGTCGTTGATCTTAAAGCCCTTGTATTTTCCTTCGCTTACTGTCTTGTAATCTCCGCAGTTCCCGACGCGATGAGCCGGGACAATCTGCAATTTTGGAAATCCATCGGCGGATTTTACCTTGACCCAAAAAATGTCCCCGTCGCGGTCTAGCGCAATGCTGGAAAGTTCTAGCAGTTTGTGCCAATCGAACACACCGCCTCGCTCGGTGCAGTTTGGAAACCATGCTTTTCGCATGAATGTGGCAATCGACTTGCCGTCCGCAAAGTCCGATTCGCCGACGTAAGCAGGCAAGAACGCATCGCCGACGCTGTAATCCGCCTTTTGATCGACCGCCCCCTTGATAACTCCAACGTTGCTGTATAGCCGCGATGACAAGCTCCGCAAGCGTTTGTTGTCCAATGGACTGACTAGCTTGTCGAAATCATCCGTTTTAATCGGATAAACGACTCCACGTGTGCGGTTGTATTCCGCAGCGTGCATGTATCGCTGTGGCGTAAATGGTTGCCCGAACTCGTTTAGTATTGCCATAAATTAGAAAACGGTTGTATTGGTTGAACGCAATGCGCCGCCGTTGTCGTCAAATTTTACGATTAGACTAAGCAAGGCAAGCCGCTGGTTTTGCGTCATTCCCCCACCGTCTGCAACAAAGCTGTTTCCGTTGCTGTTGCCTTGGATGATTTTCATCCCGGCGTTAGGATCGGTTGCAATGGCAAGTGCAAGCGACGTGGCCTCTGCGCGGATTTGCGCCAAGGCTTTTTCATTGCTGGCCAGCAAATTATACGTTCTACGGGCCTGTGCATAAACGGACATGCCGAATATGTTAGACCCGTTTCGTTAGATTGTCAATTTCTAACAGTTAGTCGGCCATTTCTAGCTTGAGAATCCCTTTAACCGACGCGCCGACGATGCCCATAACTTCGCAGTCCCATAAGTGGTTATGCTTGTGCGCCTTAATTTTCTCCCATCGCCACCGACCAGGACTGATTTCTTTCTTTGCCTCGCTGGTCATCTGCTCTTGGTAATTCTTGGAAACGTCCTGCGGTATTCCAAACGCCCCTCCATTCATAACAGCGGCAAGCGCATCCTTGGCGCGCAGGTTGCTAAATCCGATCGTGCGGTATTGCAGTCCGTCGCTTGTCTGGCTGTATTGATAGCGCGAATAAATGCGCCACACTTTGCGCGGTCGGTTCTTTGTGCCAACGTCGAATTGATATCCTTTGTCGTTGTCGTGGCCGATTAGGATGTTCCAGTGATTGCCAATATCTTTCCCACAATGCTGGTAAACTTGCCGCACAATCTCATCAGGCCCATACCGTCCGTCGATAAAAACATCTCGATTGCCTAGCGAAAATCGTTCTTGCAGGTCGAAAAGCGTCTGCCATGTATCGACAAATCCTTCCCACAATAGCCGCGATGATACGCCTTCACCCACTTTCCACGCCCGTATTCTTACCCAAAAGCCGACTTTCTGATTGTCGATTTGCATGTCGCGCCAATGTTCGCCGTCCCATTTTTCCCCGGCGTGGTATTGGTTTTTAAAATAGACCTCCCCGTCCGTGTTCAGCGTCGGCGCGTCGTTTGGAGCTTCCCAGAATTGGCCTAGCTCTTTGTTGATAAACTGCCGCAACGGCTCTAAATTGCCGTGCTTAATCTCATTGTTTGCCATGATCCACAGCTTGACAATCTCACTCCATGTTTTTGTCCACACGGTTAAGAACGTCCAAGAATAGGTCACTCGATCCTTGAAATGCTTGTTGCCATTCCATACTGGCTTACAGATTGACCACTTCCGGCGGTTGCTATCGGTATCTTCAAACTCGGTTTTGCAGTTAGGGCAAACGAGCCGCACCGATTCGTTGATTGCCACCCAGTCGAGTTCCCCGTTTAAATCCGTGGTCTTCTCGTAGCTCATCATTCCCATCGTCACCGGCTGGTATTCGTGGCACTCAGGGCAAAGATGATGCCCGTCATGCCATTTCCCATTTCGGCAAAACTCATGCCATTCTGTTCCCTCATTGCCGCCCTGCGATTGCAACAGCATTTTCCTATTCAAGCGGTTATGATGCCGACGCAAAAACTCGCCGATCATTCCTTCCTCCCATCGCCAGTTTTCGTCCCCGAAACAATACCGCATAGACGCTTCTTGCGTGTTGGTTTCGTTCGCGCCACCCGTAAACAAGCTCATGTGCTTGAACATGACTTGATCTTTTTTCATGTCGTGCCGTCGGATTCCCGTGGGAATAAACTCTTTTGTCCACGGCGATTTCTTCAAAACTCGGAGAAAACGAGACTCCATCCATTTTCGCGTTGTCAGGTTTGTTTGTCCTAGAATCAGCGTGTCGCCGGGGTCTTGCGCGACAACGTAGCTGCCGCAAACCTCAAAAATGGTAGTCTTGCCGAATCCCGTAACTGCGACGTTGGCGATCTCCTTTACCGTGCCGTCCGTGAACGCGTCGAGGATGAAGGCGTGTGCAGGAATCGCCGTCGGGTCATACTTTGCGCCGTATTGGGATCCAGCAAGATAGACGTTGCGGCCGGCCAACTCGGACAATGACAGACGATCCGGCGGTTTAGTTGCCGTCAGGATACCCCAAAGGTATGGCGATTCATTGCGGGTCATAAGTCGATTCGCTGGAAACTTCCTTCAATATGGCATAGGCATAGTCCTCGCATCGTTTGACAGCTTCGGCGTATTCCAGACCGATTATCATCTGCGGCAATTCAGCCGGAATCTTTAAAATCATCTGTTTGAAAACGTGGCCAACTCGGAGCGCATCACGTTCGACAGATTCTTTTGTGATGTATTGGCCCATTTCGCAATGCAAGCGAAAAGCATTTTTCAATCCTGCCAGTTTTGTTGAGATCGTCCTGGCCGTCTCAAAATCAGGTGCAGCAATCAGCGCGGATTCCAGCTTGCTAATCTCTGCCGGGATTTCTTCGGCTGATATGTCGGTGATGTCTGCGGCAAAGTTTTCATCGTCATCGTTAGTCGTTTCCTTTTTTGGTTGTTGCCGGCGTTGGCGCAATTTGTGCCGAAGTCCTTCGATGTCGTCCAAGTCCCATCCACGTGAAATCCAGTCGGTCA